GACCAAATAACTAACTTACAAGAAGATTTTGTTGGTGGTGTAGCTAAGTTGCTATTTGACCCAGAAGAAGTAGCAGCAGAAGGTGAAGCAGCAGCTAAAGAAGCAGAAAAACAAGCTAGAGAAGCACAAAATGCTATTGATGGTATTATAAACAAAAGAAACGAAAGAAGAAGGGCAGCAGCATCTAAAGCAGCAGAAGAAGCTAAGAAAGCCGAAGAAAAAGCAGCAGCAGAGGCAGCTAAAGCAGCAGAAGCAGCCAGACAACGTTTGGACGAAATCACTAAAGGACAATTAAGTGACTTAGAAAGAAGAAGAGTTGAGGCAAAGGAGGCATATGAAAAAGATTTAGAGACGTTTAAGGATAATGAAGAAGCTAAAGTTGAAGCTAAAAAATTATATGATAAACAAATAGCAGATATAGACGCAGAAGAACTAAAAAGAAAAGAAGAAGCAGCTGCTGCTAAAAAAGCTATAGATGATAAAGCAGCTGCAGAGGAAAAAAAGGCAGCAGATGAAGCTGCTAAAACAGCAAAAGAAAGAAACGATGCTATAGCCCAAGCAGATGAAGATTTATATAATGCCAAACAAGAGTTTGCAGCATCTGGACTTGCTGTATTAAGTGCTATAGCAGGTGAAAATGAAAAATTACAGAATGCTTTATTTGCTGTAGAAAAAGCAGTTGCTATTGGTGAAATTATTACCAAATTGCAAGCTGAAATAGCTGCAAACGCTGCTTATGGTGCTGCTTTAGGTCCTGCAGGTATTGCCTATACTGCTACTAAAAACACTGCTGCTAGATTAAGGGCAGGTATTGGTATTGCTACTATTGTAGCTGCTTCTATTGCTAAATTTAAAAATGGAGGTAGTGCTAGTACAGGTGGAGGTGGAAACGAAGCGGGTGCAACTACTCCAGGATTTATCTTAGGTTCAAGTGTACCAAACCAAAACCAACAAAATGTAGCTGCACCTAATGTACAAGCAGGAGGGCCAGTTCAAGCATATGTGTTAGCAGGTGATGTTTCAAACGGCTTAGAAGCTGAACAAAAACTTAACTCAAGAAGAAAATTATGAAATCCCCAATAATAATAAAATTAGACTTTGAAGAAGAAGATTTAGCAGGAGGTGTTGATGCTATTGCTTTAGTAGACCAACCTGCTATTGAAGTTGATTTCTTTGCTTTTAATAAGTATGAATTTGCTACATACTCTGATTATCCTAAGTCTGTATCACAACAAGCACAAGTAGGTATTAACCTAAATGAAAAAGTTAATAACAAATGTGCTACACAAGTAGGTAAAGTACGTGCACAACAATTAGCCCAGGGTAAGCCTGTTAGTGAAGAAACAATTAAGCGTATGTATGCTTACCTATCTCGTGCTAAAGAATACTACAACCCAAACGATAGAGAGGCTTGCGGTACAATTTCATTCTTATTATGGGGAGGAGAACCAGCATTAGCTTGGTCTGAAAGAAAATTAGCCCAAATAGAACGTGAACGTGAAATGAAGGCTGAAAATGAAGTTGTTGATTCTACTTACTCTGAATTATTTTCGCTTGTAGAACAATTACCCGATAGTGAGTTTGATAATGTTTTGGATTTTATCGGTAAAATCTCGTTATATAACGACAAAGAAGTATTTTGCGATGTAAGCGGTGATTGTGAAGAGACAATCGCATATAAAACGAATTTTAGTATGGTTGATGAGGACAAACAGATGATAGTTTCGCCTGTAATGATTCCAAACAAACCAATACTAAGAAGAGATACTAATGGAGAAGAATATTATGTCTACTTTACTCCTGAAACAGTGGAGAGAATGGCACATAGCTTCATTAAAAATAAGTTTGTTGATAGTATTAATGTCCAGCACGATGCTGGTGTTAAATTAACAGGTGCTTATGTTGTAGAAAGTTGGTTAAAGAAAGATGACAAAGATAAGAGTTACAGCTATAATTTTGATTTGCCTAATGGTACTTGGTTTGTTACTATGAAAATAGAAGATACCAATTTATGGCAGTTAGTTAAATCTGGTGTTGTAAAAGGATTATCATTAGAAGGATATTTTGGTAAACAAACAATGTTGAATGAAAAGGAGGAAGATTTTGTTGAAGTAAAAACAACAGGAGGAACAAAGTTATTTGTTAAAGAAGATACATTAGTTACGTTTATCCTTGACAGCAAAGGAGATATTGCAAGTGTTGCCCCAGATGGCAATTATGAACTTGTTGATGGTACTACGTTAGTAGTGAAAGAGGGAAAAGCTAATCGCTTCCCAGGTTAATTTGTTTGTTCATCAGTGGGGTCTCTACAAAGGTAGGGACCCCTTTTTTGTATTAGTGGCAATGTTATCATATATGTGTTCGTTAAACATTAACCCACTAAAAAAATTTATTATGAATTTAAAAGAATTAGTTAAGAGACACTTTAATCTTGTCGAAGCTGATTCTACTGTGGCTGCTGTTGAATTCGCTACTGCTAAAACATTAGATGGTGAATTAACTTTAAAATTTGATGAATTAGCGGCTGGGAAAGAAATTTTCCTTGTTGATTCAGAAGGCAACGAAGTTAAAGCACCAACTGGTGAATACGTGTTAGAGGATAAGAAAGTAGTTAAAGTAGAAGATGGTGTAATTGCAGAGGTTAAGGAAGCATCTGACGTTGAAGTGGAAGTAGAAGCCGAAGATATTGTTACAGAGGAAGAAGTTGTTAAAGAAGAAATGGCTGAACTTACACCCGCGTTAGTTGAAGAATTAATTAAGCAAATTGCTGCTGTTGTAGAAGAAAAACTACAACCAATGGAAGCAAGATTAGCTGAAGTCGAAGACAAAGCAACCAAAATGGCTATTGCCCCTGCGGTTGAACCAACTGTTATCAAATCTAACAAAAACGTTGAAGTATTTAAGGGTAGTGCTATTCACCCTAATGCTAACACTAGAGTCAATAGAATAGCAAACGAATTAAAAAACAGATAAAAACTAAACAATGAGTAATACATTATCAACAATCACAACCGACTTCATCGATAGAGAAGGGTTGGGATTCTTGGCTAGAATAGTAAACGAAGGAAACACTATTGAATTAGCCACTTTACAGACTGGTGTTAGACACAAAGCAACTGTTAACTCAGTTTATGCTGATGGTAACTTCCAGTACGGAACTTGTGCTGGTACTACCGACACTGCTACCACATCTTCATTCTTAGCTAGAGAAATCTTAGCTTGTAAGACCACTATGTACGATGGCATTTGCATGCAGGACGTTCAAGAAAAGTTTGGTGCTTTAGGTGGTGAAGGTGCATACGCACAAAATGCTGAAGTATTAAGACCATTGGTTGAGGGTGCATTAAGCACATTCCAATCTCAGGTTGAAAAGAACTTGTGGAACAAAGCAGCTGCTACATTGTGTGAAGCAGGAACTGGTTTGTACAGAGTAATCTCTGGTTCTACAACTGGTGTTACTTTCAGTGGTTCGGCTTCTCCAAACGCTTGGGTTGGTGATGCAGTTGCAACTCCAACTTCTGCTAACATCATCGCACAGGTTAACGCTGTTTACCAGAACATCCCTGAATTAGCTTCTAACAAAGGTGACTTAGCTATCTTCATGAGTGTTGCAAACTTCAAGTTGTATGTTAACGCATTAAGCACCTCAACTGGTACTGTTTTAGGTGGTTACAATGTTAAGCAGACAGCTAACAGAAGCTTGATGTACATCGAACACCCAACTGCACCTGGTGTTATTGTTGTTGGTACAATGGGTCTAAGTGGTTCAAACAGAATCGTTGGTGGACCTGCTAAAGACATCGTCGTTGGTACTGACTTAGCTGCAGATGCAACTAACTTCCAGTTGTGGTACGATATCAATGCTGACCAAGTTAAGTACAGAATTTCTGGTAAATTCGGTGCACAGATTGCTAATCCTACATTCTGGGTATCAAACGATTTAGCATAACAGTTGTCCAATAGTTTAACCTTTAAATATTAAAAAACTATGGCAACATGTAATATAACCCAAGGATGGCAGTTAGGATGCCGTGATAACACTGGTGGTGTTAGAAGAGTGTATATCTTAAGTGGTAGTGTCTCTAAAGTAGTTAATACTAACTCTTTAATCACTGCGATTACTGGTTCAGGTAAATTTTATGCCTTTGAACAAGTCAATCAAACCGCTAACTACACTGAAACTATCAACTCAAGTGTTGAAAACGGAACTATCTTCTATCAGCAAGACCTAACTATTCAATTCCACAAGTATCAAGATACTTTACAGGACTTGATTAGCACATTAGGTAAGCAACCAAATGCTAAAATTATCGTTGAAACACAAAATGGTAGCAGCGATAACGACGCAAGATGGTTCTATATAGGACAATACAATGGTGCTACTCTATCAGCGGGTAGTGGTCAAACAGGTACTGCTTATGGTGACTTAAATGGTTACTCATTAACATTCACCGCGTTTGAACCCGAACCAGCTAAAGAAATTAGTGCTTCGTATGATAACACAAAGACAGCATTCCAAATGTTGTCTGGAAGCCTAAACGGCATCCTAGTAGGTTACTAAATAACCGAATCCATATAAATAAGAAAGCGGGCCTTAGTGCCCGCTTTTTTTTATCTATTAATAGATGTTATATTTCAGCTTAACAGATAATAATACTATAGTTTTTTACACTCCTACTAAATTACCTTTAGTAGCTGGTGAACAACTTGATATTGATTTTACTGCTGATTATTCTTTAGAAACATATAGCATAACCTCTAGTATACAATCATATACTGGTTCTTATATAAAATTTGTTATACCATCTGAATCATTAGTAAATGCTAATATAAAAGGTGGTTTTTATAATGTTGCTTTAGTTGCTTCAGTATTGTGGGAACAAGCTGAAGATAATTGCGAATCAGCGGATTATGCTTGGAATG